GACGCTATCGACAGAATGATAAAGGAGTATGTTGCGCCAGAGGACTTCCTTGATTTTGATGCCAGATACAACGAGAACCGTGTCCAGCCGCTTACTAACAAGGACGAAACCATCCTTGCCCTCCAGCGTCTTGTGCAGAAACGGGATGACGAGATTACGCGACTCAAATCGCAGTTGAAACTGCAAAAGATTGCAAAGGAGAATCGCAATGGGTGACACAGCAAAGTGGTTGCGGGCGCTCCGTAATCAGAAAAAGGAACTTCAAGCGGAACTCGACCAAGTGAGGCAGGAATATGAGGCAAAGCTGCTTGTTGAACGAGAGCGTGGCGAATGGTTAAGCGAAAAACTAATCGAAGTACAGCGGCAATGTAGGTTGCTTACTTATGAGATTGAAAGAAAAGAGGTGGTGATAAGTGGTCTACAAGCAGACCTACGAGGAACGCAGAAGTTTTGGCGAAGCGCTCCGAAGACGGAGGCTGTCGCTGAGAGTGTCCCAAGCAGTGCTGGCTGGGGAGGCGGGGATATCTCCAAACACGATATCACAGTATGAGGTCAACGGCATGGGCATCACTTTGCTGACAGCGTTGAATATTATCGATGCTCTTGATTGGAGTCTGGAGGAATGGGAAGAAGATGCCTCCCGCTTGCTCGCAAATGATAGCTGGAGGCGTGCCAACAGGAGAGGAAAGAGGGAACATGATGATGACCACCGTTCCTGACTACAACCTTGAACCTCCAACTCCGCACAAATATCCATCCTGCCCAATGTGTGGAACGGAGTTGTATGACTACGTTGTTATGGATTGTTGCGGCGACATCGTTGGGTGCAGTGAATGTACAAAAACGCTTGATGTCTATGAGTATGAGGCGGTGCTTGTCGATGAAGAATACTAAAAAGAAATCGCCTCACATCGGCATGATTCTGGAGCAGCGCGAGTGGTGTTACCACAACGAACTTGGCAAGTGGCTGCAAGACCATCCAAAAGCTACGCCTCCAGAAATTGATGAAGCGCACAGGAGGCTCGCAGAAAAATGGAAAATATAGTCGATAACTATGGTTTCGTTTACGAGGTCGTTTCCTCGTATCGGAATGGGTACAAAATTTTGTACCAAGTTAAAGGCGCAACCCCTTGCCCGTGGATTATCCGCGAACCAACAGGGTATATGCAGCGCTTCAGAAGCGAAGTAGACCTCTGGCATTACGCATTAGACAAGAAAATTTTAGAAAGAGAGGGTAAGGACGATGGGTGAAGCCATCCTTGTTTACGGGAAGAGCGGCAGCGGGAAATCCCGCTCCCTGCTGAATTTCGGCGAGGACGAAATATTCCTTGTAAACACTATCGGGAAGCGGTTGCCGTTTTCCAAAAAGTTCAAATACGAACTCCGCACGGACAGCATTGAAACCATCAAAGCAAAGCTGAAAGCGATGCCATGCAAAACAGCAGTGATTGATGACGCAGGATACCTGATGACCAACACATTCATGCGCTCCCACGGCAAGGGCGACCAGTTTGCTCTGTACAACCAAATAGGGGACACGATGTGGGGTCTGCTCCGTTGCATCAAACTCGATTTGCCAGATGATGTACTTGTGTACATCATGATGCATGAAGAGTCGGATGACTTCGGGAATACCAAGCTGAGAACAATCGGTAAACTCCTTGACCAAAAGGTCTGTTTGGAGGGCATGGTTACGATTTGCCTCCACTGTGTTGCCAAGGGCAAAGATCACGTTTTCGTAACCAACAGCAACGGTCTTGGCATCGAGAAGTCCCCAGAGGGGATGCTGGAAAACGAAGAGGTTAATGACCTCAAAGAAATTGACACAAAAATCAGAACATTTTGGGGTATTACGCCCGCAAAGGAAGAAAACAATGGGAAGTGATAATGATTCATTTGATTATGTCGGCACATTTGTCCCTATGACAGCGAATTTGTATGATTGTTACATCAAATGTGATGTATCCACGCAATTGCTGTTCAGAGGACTTGATCAGACTGGAGTGCTGAAATTGATGCAGCTTGTCAGAGATGCTGTTATTTACAAAGACTATACCAAACCCGAATACCGCAAGGTGTCTCTTATGGTAGAGACGCATGAGGAAGCCGATGGCAACGACAACGAGTAGTTGCACATCCTATGCCGAGCGCTGGGTAAACATCTTCTTCACGGACGAAGAAGTGTGCTGTAAATACTGCCCGCTGCTTGAAACATATGCCCGGAAGCAGTGCCGCAGGACGGGGGAGTACATAACCAATGATAACACTGTTGGATATTGGTGTCCTCTACTCAAGCCTGACGAACATGGTCAGTTCACAAATCCAATGACAGGGGAGGTGCTTCAAGTATGAAAATATTTGATCTTCATGTCGGGTCACAGCGTTTACGTTCTTTGCGTGAACAGAAAGGATTAACACTTGAAGAAGTGGCATCAGCAATTGATTGTTCATCAGTAACAGTTAAATTGTATGAATATCTTGGTAGAAACGTTGATTACGACAGAAAAGATGCATACGGAGGCATGAGAATTGAAACATTGTGCAAACTCGCTACTTTATTTGATGTAGACCCCGCATACCTTTTGGGGATGGAGACATCATGGTACAGCCCATTAAAATAACAAACATAAAAGGAGATATAAAATATGATTTCTAAACCGAGCAACTATGACAATATTAATGAAAATGGCGCTTCCAGCAAACTGCCGATGGGTGGCTACGTTGCCATCATCCGCAAGGTCACTGATGTGCAGGATAAGCAGTACCTTGAAATCGAATATGACATCGCTGAGGGGCAGTACAAAGGTATTGCCGTGGACGCTTATGAAGCGCTGGGGAAGTGGATTCACAACTTCAGAGTGTATTATACAGAAAAGGCACTCTGGCGGCTGAAGAAATTTATCTCCCGCGTTGAGCAGACGAATCCCAACTTTCAGTTCGATTGGAACAACCCGCAGTGCTTAGTGAATCGCGGCATCGGATTGGTAATCGGGTATAGGCAGTATTGGAAAGATGACGGGGCTCTCAAAGAAGCGCTTGATGTGCAGGACTTCTGCACTGCTGGCGATGTGCGCGAGGGCAATTTGCCCAAAGCGCCTGAGTGCAGAGCGCCGAAAGACCCGCCCCCTGCACCCGCAATGGAAACGCTGCCTGATGCTTCGGAAGACAATCTGCCGTTCTGATTAATTGGAAACTTTAAGTCAGAAACTAAAAGTTTAACAAAGGAGGAGTCACTTGACAGTATATGAAGATGTTGGAAACAAGATAGGTCAGCACGACAACATCTCTGCTTGGTGCGAAGCAAACGGCGTGACGATACGGAGGCAGAAACTCAACACTGGGGACTACTGCCTCCCGCCCCGTGTGTCTGTGGATACCAAGAAAGGGATGCAGGAGGTCTACCAAGACATCGTAAACGATCACGACCGCTTCCGCGCAGAGTGTATCCGAGCGCAAGATGACGGCATTCTGCTGGTGATTCTCATCGAGGACGAAGAGATTGGCTGCCTTGAGGAAGCCAAGCACTGGCAGAACCCTCGCCGAAAGAAATGGGAGCATGACTATGCGTTCGTTGCGAGGGCGCAAGAGAAAGGGAAGATGCTTAACCACAAAATCCCGAAGCCTCCAGTGCCATCTGATCGGCTGGTCGGGATGATGGAAGCAATGACCATGAAGTACGGAGTTGTCTTCACGTTTTGCCATCCAGACGACACTGGAGAAACGATATACAACATTCTAACCACATGGAGGTGAGAAGCAATTGCTGGACAAATCATAAGCTACGATGCCGCAGATGACATCGCGGAGGCAATAAAGGGCTTTTCAGTTGATGACCTGATTGCTGCCGCTCCATCTGTGTGTTCCATCCTAGACCTTGCCGAGCGGGCAACTGCCCAGTCTCTCTTCCTTGCGAGGGCGCAGGAGTTGAAAGCTAAACCATTGTTGAGCAAAATCTTCTCTGCCTACCAGCGCAAAGAGAAGCAGGAAAACATGGAATCGGTCAGGCGATACAATGAGGCACTATATCAAAGCAACGATGTGCCTTTCCTTGAAGTTGATACCGAGGGGAAGCCAAAACCTACCATCTTCAACTTCAAGAGCATTATGCTCAAGAAAGACTTCTACGCGAACGTGCGGTTCAACGTCCTTGCCAATTATGCAGAGAGGCACATTGTGACCGTAAAGAACGGCAAAGAGGCGGTGACCATCCGCAGATGGACAGACGCGGACGAAGCGCTCTCCAAGGAATATATCGAGCAGGAGTTTGGCATCTATTCCGACAAGAAGCACTATGATGCGCTTCGCATCCTCTTCCAAGAACGCAGCTACAACCCTGTTCTGGAAATCCTGCAAAACCTCCCGCCGTGGGATGGAGTTGACCGCTGTGAATGCTTCCTGACGAAATGGGCGCTGGCAGATGATACTCCCTATGTCCACGAATGTTCCCGCCTGATATTTGCCGGTGGCATCTGGAGGATGATGCTTCCGGGGTGCAAAATGGACGATGTGGTGGTGCTTATCGGAAAGCAGGGCGGCGGCAAATCGAGTCTTATCCGTTTCCTCGCCTTGCATGACGATTACTTCGGCGAGATAAAGACGGTCGAGGGCGACAAGGCGACAGAGCAGTTGGCAGGGAAGTGGATTTGTGAGATCCCCGAGTTGGCTGCGTTCACAAAAGCACGCGAAGTTGAAGCGGTAAAGGCATTCATCACACGCCAGAAAGACAGCTATCGCAAACCATATGACCGCAATGTTGATGACAGACCAAGGCGCTGCATCTTTGTTGGCAGCACAAACAATCCGAACTTCCTTGTTGACCTAACAGGCAACCGCCGCTTCTATCCCGTCCAGACCCGCAGCGTTGGTTATGAACTTTTCAAACGTGAAAATGAATGCCGAGATTATATTGCTCAGTGTTGGGCAGAGGCACTTGTAAAGTACAATGAGGGGCGTATGCCAAACTATGCCAACGAAGCACTTGTGGAGGAATATCGGCGGGCGCAGGAGAATGCAACTCAGGATGACTGGCGCATTGGCGCTATTGAGTCATATCTGGATGACAAGGCGGTCAATGATTTCGTTTGCGTTAAAGAATTAATGGAATGCGTTTTGTCTCCAGACAAAGATCATCCATTGAACCCTACTCCACGCGATAGCAAAGATATTGGCATCATCATGTCCCGCATGGACGGTTGGGAGAAGACTGATCTGCGCCGATATACTGCAAAATATGGGCGACAGCGCGGATGGATAAAAACAAGCGAATCTGAGCCGAAGCCAGAAGATTATGTACGATCAGGAGATTTGCCGTTCTGATGGACATAGATGAAGCGAAACGCCACAAGGCGATAATGAATGCCGCGATGAGGGCAAAGTGGTCAAAAAGTGTGCTGCGAGAATGCCCTCATCCCGGCGTAAAACAAACATACGGGACTGCCGAAGTGCCAATCTGGATTTGTTTCTCATGCCAGTATGTGCATCGATATCAGTGGCACGGAGGCGTATCCTGTGATTACGAGGAGGAAATATGATTGAAAATAATATAAGCATTGATGCTTATATACACAGATTAATTTTGGCGTATATGAGAAAAGATTCTGGGGAAGAAATTCGTACACTTAACATTCTTGATAAAGTCGGAATGGGAAAATATGATGCACTTGAAGTTGCAATGAATATGCTTCCAGATGTTGTAATTGAAAAAGGAGGTCAATGATAGAAGATCATAACAATTTAGAACAAAACGACATAATCGATACAATGACCCCCGAAGAGTTCCATGCATACAACGTCTTGCAGACACTTATCGTCCTGCTCGACAACCTCTACTGCACCATCTTTGTTGTGTGCATTACGTTCCTGACATGGAAGATCGGCAATTGGAAGCTGATGTGGTTTTATTTGCTTCCTGTGATCGCGTACCTCGCAGTGTAGGAGGGCGCTATGACAAAATCAGAGCAGCTTGCAAAATATATCCCCAACCAAGGGAATGACCCTCTGGACAAAGAGTGCGGGCGGCGCATTATTGAACTCATCAGGAAGCGCGGTCTGAAGCACAAGGACGCAGTGAAAATACTTGGGTGGACTACAACCACGCTGTATTCGTACACAAGCGGTCGCAAGCGGCTGCGGATTAACCGCTTTGCCCAACTCGTAGACGGTTTGCAGTTGAAGCAGTCGGAGGTAGTGTATCTGCTGGAAGTGTACTGGGAGGATGACAATGGGTGATACAACAAGAGAAGCATATATCAAGAAGATTAATGAGGTGCTTGAGGACAGTGCAAAAAGCTATTTCCTTGATACCAAGACCGACTTAATTGCGTATGCGATTGTGTATGCGCTGTGCTGGGTTGCAGAGGAATTGCACGAAGCGAACAAGAGGTGCAAAGATGGCTGAGTATATCGAACGGCAAGAAGCAATTGACACTGTTGCTTGGTACAGAGAAGACCCAGACGGTGTAGACCATGCATTGCAAAGCATTATGAATATTCCTGCCGCAAACGTTCAACCCGTCATTCACAGCACTTGGGATAAGCATGGATATTCTTGCCCGTGTCTTAACTGCGGATATGATTTTGGATACGCTGGAACGCCTATTGAGGTAAAGATGAAGTATGAGTTCAAATACTGCCCAAGTTGTGGCGCGAAGATGACTTGGAAAGGCGGGAAAGATGGCTGAGTATATTGAACGTGAAGCGGTTCTTGATATATTGGCAAGCAAAAACGCCCCTTGGGATGCGTATGTGAAAGTAAGCCAGTTGAGGTTTGCAGACGTTGTGCCTGTGGTGCATGGAAAGTGGGTGTATGACGAGAATGGAATGGATTGGAATATCCCTGCTTGGAGATGTAGCGAATGCGATGCAGTACACCCTGCACTTCCAACATTCTGCGGAAAAGAAAAACTGCACTTGTTTGTTGGAAGTAAATTCTGTCCTAACTGCGGTGCAAGAATGGACGGTTGACACGATGGCTGACGATTTGAAAAAGAAAACACACAAAGACTATACTGCATGGGATTTGAATGTTCCACAGACAGTCATTGTGAAGAACAGACAGAAACTCGAAGCAATATTCAAACGTAAGGCAAGAAGAAAAATGAAACAGGAACTAAAGGAGGATGACAATGGCTGATGTTTTGATCCGTGGCATGGAAATGCCGACAAGCTGCAATGATTGCAGATTTGCGGTTGATGGTTGGTGCTATGTCGTTCCGCCAACAGACAGACAGCCAAAGCTTAACTATGAAGTTAGAACAAATTGGTGTCCTCTCATCGAAGTGCCGCCGCATGGGGATTTGATTGACATAAATGCGTTGAAACTTGCGATAGTAAACGTTGACTATGTGAACAAGCATGATTATTTGAAAGGGGTTTTGAACGCAATAAACAATGCTCCAACCATCATCCCTGCTGACAAGGAGAGCGAGGCATGAGTTGTCCATATTGTCATGGAGACAGAGAGGGTTTCTTTGCATCGTTAGATAGAAAAGGTCATGTGTTTGTTATGTATCCAAATGTAATGAAATTTAAATTTAAAGGAGATCAGTATTGCTTTTGGATAAACTACTGCCCTATGTGTGGAAGAAAATTGAAAAAGGACGGTGATGCCAATGTACCCTAACGGGAATCCTCACATAATGCTACCATGCCCCAATGATGGGGCAGAAGAAGTCTATGATGAATATTATGATACCGCAGGAAACTACCATTATACAGGAGTTAAGACAGGACATCATGTGATTAGATTTGAAGGGATGGAGCAAAACAACAATGGATAAAGAAAAAGAATATGTAAAGATCGAAGTCGGTGCGTTCTATCGTTTCACGCATATGCTTGAAACGCTTATAGAGTATTCCATTAATAACCAGAGTGAATATGATGTACTTCATGAGATGTTAGTAGACTTCGAGCATGAAGTGATGGTAGACACATATGGTGAAGCATGAAGTGCGATAACTGTAAATACTATGATTGGTATTACGATTTCTGTAATAAGTGGAAATGTGAAGTAGATGCCAGAGAAGTACACGATTGTTTTGAGGAGGGCGAGTGATGTACGAAGACCTGATAAATCGGCTGAGAGCGCAAGCAGATGCGGAACGATTTTTCAGCGGAGAAAAAATGCTGTATGACGAAGCAGCCGATGCCATAGAGGAACTGAGCAAACTACACGAAACTCAAAAGAAAAACCTATCTGTGCTTACGGATGCCTATATGAAGAGTTGGATTCCCGTGGCGGAGCGGTTGCCAAACGGAAATGGTGAATATCTCGTTTCAGGAAAGGACAAAGTTTGGGTGTGTGAGTTTATGATACTTGGTGACGTAGGTGGTTGGTGCAATAGTGCAATAAATCCATGTGTGAAATATTGGATGCCACTACCAGAACCGCCAAAGGATGGTGAGACATGAGTGTAACGTGTGATAAGTGCAAACACGCAGAAGAGAGTAATACTGCTGAGGGTGATTATTTCTGCACACGGTATAAAATCATTTGTTCTGGAATATTGGGGTGTGATCTTGGTTATCCAAAGATGAAAACCAACTCAGATAGAATCCGTAGCATGACGGATGAGGAATTGGCATCGGTAATTACAGACGATTGGTGTGAAATAGTTTGTGGCGAAACTGATTATCTTTGCAATAATGGCACTTGTGAACAGCACGTTTTGAAGTGGCTGAAAGAAGAGGTGAAACATGAACACACTTAAAATCTTATTTCCCGCACTGATGGTTATCGGTGCAGCAGGAAGCCTCTTGGTAAACATCGCAACCAAGGGTGAGTTTGCAATCAGCTTGCAGTGGATTGGGGCGTGTCTGCTGTACACCGCCTTGTTGTTGAGGAATATGGGATGATCAACTGTAAACATTGTAACCAAACGAAAAATTGCTGGTTTGCTGGCGAAGACCACGAAAGAGAGGAATGCAGACAATATATCCCAACAACAAACGCTGAACGAATCCGCAGGATGTCGGATGATGAATTGGCGTGCTTCCTTGCTGATGCATATGCTTTGGGGGCGGTGCAAGAAAAGTGCAGTGCGAGAGCATGGAAAAGATGGTTAACAGAGGAGGTCAAAGCATGACAGGAATTAAAAGCAATGGCATCTTGCTTGCCGTCCGCAGACTTCCAGACCACAAACGCCCAGTATTGACGGTATCAATCGAGAATGAATGTGTCAATGAGATGTATGTTGTCGCTTCGTTCAGCAGCGAAGAGAAAGCGAAGTGGACAGAGGAAATGCTGGAGGCGATGTTTGCACAATACCCAGAAGTGGGGGATACATCCAATGAAGATTGACGAAAACACCATTAACCACAATGCTCTCCTCATCATCGAGAAGAACATCACAACCTACACTTACGAATCGGCTGGCAAAGAAGATGATATTCTTCGTGCCATGAACCTTGCTTACATCAATGGAGTTGTTGAATTTGCAGACGCATTAAAGGAGGCACTGAAATTATGAGCGTCTATATTATCCTGACAGCGTGCTTTGTAGGAACATATGTCCTTGGCGTTGTAGTAGGGAGGTTGTCAACAAAACTGTGAGTTATCAAAGGAAATATCAGATGGGGGATCGAATTACGTCCCTTGACGAATTAGTACAGCAAAAATGGGTGTATTTGTTTCCGAACCCAAGAGGTATCAAGCACATTGGTTGGATAAAATCAATGCAGCTTGAAGTAGTCAGGAGATTCCTTAACGTTGGCATATATAAGGCGATTCCTGTTAACAAGGAGGACTCTGAATGAGCGTAGAACTTTGGGGTTACGACCACGCTCACTGTGATGGACATGAATGTGTCAAGGACTGCGACCGCTGCCCGTACAATGTGGAAAGGAATATCTTCGAAACAGCATTTGTATCTGATTCACAAGCCGAGCTTGGCGCTTCTTGCGTCATTTGTGGCGGGTTTATTCCCATTCACTTTCCCAGCCAAGCAGTCTCGCACTTCTGTGATGAGTGTATATCTCGTTTAAAGCACGTTCTGTACCCGACAGAAATCTTTGATTTAACAAAATCTTATCCAGTGCGAGTGACCGACAACCCGGAACTCAATCTTGTAGAACTGCATCATGTGACATACGATGATGCCCAGCTTGGGAGAGAGAAGTGATGGAAGAGCCAAAACCTTGCCCTTTTTGCGGCAGCCAAGTCTACATTGTTTACAAGTCCCGTGAAGACCTCTTCCTCGTTTATCACAAAGGCTTTAACCAATGCTATTTTCAAGAACCTTTCGGCATTACTACCGATCAAGTAGGCTGCTTAAAAGAAGCAACAGACGCTTGGAACAGGAGGGTAAACAAATAGCATCTTATCTTTATCCAAAAGGAGGTGATTCAGATGAGCCAAGGAATGGGCGCTGGAAGACCGAGAAAACATCCACGCGACCCTGCGGTCGGGCAACTCGCCATCGATGCAGAATGGCAAGACATCGCGGACGAGAAAAGCGAAGCGATAATCCAAAAGCAGAAGTATGTGGATTACTCGATGACTGCTCTGGTAGACAAAGCAGATGACGGGAACAACCGTTTCGCAGCCATCATCTTGGCGATCCAAGAAATATCGCAGGATGCCAACCTTGAAGATGTGCAGTCCCTCTACGATTGCTTCCACAAATATTTGGAGTTTTGTTATGAACACAACGTAAACATCACAAACAGCAGCGCATATATGGCGTGTGGCATCAGCAAACAAACCGTCAGCGCTTGGTCACTTGGTATGTACCGAGCCGCTCACGATCCTGAGTACAAGAAGTTTGCCCAGTATGTGCAACAAATGTGTGGCATTAACCGTGAACAAATGATGGTTGACGGGAAACTTAACCCAATTGTCGCCATCTGGCATCAGAAAAACTACGATGGCTTTACTGATAGACCGCCTGAGTTGACCGCTCCAGAAGACGAAACCGAAGACCCGACTGTGTCTGAAATCGCTCAGAAGTACGCCAACATTGGTGACGATTAACAGTATCCTGATTATCTTTATCTTAAATTGCGTGATATAATCTTCCCAAGAAAGAGGTGATAACATGGCACGAATCGGGCAGACATACCGCAAGAAGAAACCGAGCGGGATGAGCAGGGAAGCGAAGAACGCTCACAACGCATACCAGCGCAAGTACACCCATGACCACCCCAAGAAGAAGCGCGAGGCGAACAAGCGCTATTGGGAGAAGCGCAAGGCAAGAGCAGGGGACTAATACCCCTATTATCTTTATCTTTATCTTAAATAGTGCGATGCGGGCAAAACAAAATTCACTAATAAAGGTAGGTGGTTAAACCTCCTGAAAAGTCGAGTTCACTACAAATTTCATCCCGCACGCACTCAGGGCGGCACTCTTCAGCAAGGTGTCGCCCACTTTTCATACCTATTTGCGGTGATCTGAGCCACCCGCCCCGGCACTTCGGCTGGAGGCAAAGAAAAACGGGCAAGATTCCAAGTGTTACCGCCAAAATCTGCACTTTTTCCGGGAAACATTCAAAGTATACATATAACCGCCCATCAAGGC